GATCCGCAGTTCTTCGTGGATGTCGCCCGAGATTAGGTCGCCGCCGAGGTTGAGCAGAATGCCTTCGACCTTCGTGTCAGCCGCCCAGCGGGGACCGAGTTCGACCGCCGCCTCGAAGAACCGCTGCGCCCGGCGCTGCGCAATCTTCTCGTCATAGGCATTGAGGCCGAGGATTTCGTCGGCGTCGATGACCTCCCCCATGTGCAGATCGGTGAACAGCATCGAGAGCACTGAGCGGTTACGCTTGCTGCTCGCGGCCTTCACAAGCCACTCGGGCGGCGACACCTGAAGCTGACGGACGCCGCCAACTTCCTCAAGCATCTTCTCGACCGCCGCCAATTCCTTCTCGGATGCGTTGAAGCGCGTGCGCCAATAGGCGCTATCGTGAACCTCGCGCCGTGACGGCGGCTGATTGTCGTTCGCCGCCGGCACGAACAGTTCCCAATTCGGCATCCAGTGAACTTCGTCACGATCGGCGAGCGCACCCTGCGCGCGGACCCAATCCGTCAGCGTGTTCTTGTTGAGCCTGAGTCGCCGGGTGGCTTCGAGCACTGCCGAGCCGTTGCCGAGCACCTTGGAACGATACGGAGCATAGCCTTCTCGAAGGCACTGCTCGATAGCTTCCTTGTATTTCTTGTTAACGGACACGTTCACTGCGGCTTCCCACTCTGCGTCAAAAACTTGTCGAACCTCTCGCCGATGCGATCGAGCGAGCGGACTACTCGCTCTTCGAATCGGTCGAACAACGCGATGGTCGCGTATTCCTGCGCCACCCTCTCACGAAACTGAGCGAGGTCGCGCTCGATCGCAGCAGCTTGTCGCTGCGCCTCGATCGCTGCGGCCTTCGCCTCATTGGCGATTGCCTTTCCGGCCCTTGCGGATGCCTCAGTCCTGGTGTGCTGCACTGCGTTGCGGATCAGCACACCAACGCCAGCGCCGACCAGCGCAACGATCGAGAGGACTACGCCTTCCTCAACCGTGATCATTTGGCGTACTCGATCCGCATGTTCCGAACGTTCTTTCGCGCGATGCCGAGGCGATTGTTGGCTTCAGTCCGAGCCGCCTCTTCCATCCTCCACGCCACGCGCGCGTCCATTCCAGGTTGGATGTTCGGTGCGGCCACCTGATCGGGGACCACCGTCGATTCGTGAGGAAGCGACGGCTTGACCGGATCAGCGCCTTGCGTCGTTGCGCACGCCGCGAGTGAAGTCGTCAGGACCGAGCAAGCAAGCAGCGTTCGGGCGAGCTTGGAGACGTTCCGCGTAGTCATTGATTTCGTCCTGTGCTGCTTCGGCGCGCGCGGCTGCGGCCTTCCGTTCAAGATCGGCCTGATCGGCCATTTGCTGGGAAAGCAAAAGTTCCATGTTCTTGACTTGGATCATGTTGTCTTTTGCCGCGATCTTCTCGCGCAGGGCCGCCACCTCCGCTCGATCATCCGCTACGCGGAAACCGACAAGGAAGGCGGCGGCCCCGACGAAGAGCAGCAACGCAAATCGCGCCGTGGTGACATACCCCCTCAGCGCAGCGATGCTGCTCACAATCGGAAAATACCCAACGACTACTGCGGCGAGGATCAGAACCCCCAACGCAGCCAAGAATACGTCCGACGTAACGAGCGTCCAGAGAAAGCCGCTCATTCCCTTTCGCTCCACGCCCAAATCGCAAGCCCGATCAGGATGAAGACACCGAGCGCGGTGATCACCCTCCAATCAGTGAGCAGGCCCGTGACCGACGACAACGACAGGCCGGTGAAGAGGCCGGACGCCGCCGTGAACTTGCTCTTGATGAACGCCGCGAGCTTGCCGGGTTTGGTGGCGCTTTCGTCTCGGTCTTTCTCGACGGACAGCACCACGTCTTCCTCGCCGCCGCTTTCATCGGTGTCCGTCCGGTCGGTTCCCGCCGAAAGGTCCGCGAAGCCATACTGCGCGCGTCGCAGCACGTTCTTGCGAAGAGCGTCCAGCGGGTACAGAGGATTCGTGTCGATCTTCCGCCCCGGCGAAATCATCCAGTGAGTCAGAATATCCTCGATCGCGTATTCGGACGCGACCGAGCGGCACAGCGCCTCGACGGCCTCGATCTGTGCGGCGGAATAGGCGAGCCAATAACCAGCGCCGTGCGCATCCGACTTCGCGTACTCCACCTTCAGCTTCGGGTTCTTGTTGGTGTCGATCGTCACGACGGCGTTCTTGTAGACGCCTTCCGACACCTTCTGAAGCTTGCCGGGATTGTCGATTTCGATCCCGACAGCATAGCTGTTGAGGAACTTCCTGCCGCGCCACTGCGACTTGCCGGCGTGCCACGCGACCACGTTGCACGGCACAAGTTGCGTGATCTTGCCTTCGCGGCTGACGACGAAATGGGCCGAAACCTTACTCGCGCGATCGGCGAGCCACGACACATCGCCATCGTCCTTCAGGCCGGAAGCGGTGTCGTGGATCACGATGTAGATCGGATTGAGTTTGCCGCCGATGTTCGGGCTCTTCACAAACGGCAACCGGCGTCCGCCTTGATAGGCAAGGCCGTTGTTGATGGTGATCGACTGCATGGCTCTCTCCGATTAGTTCGTGAGAGTATGATCAGCCATCGTTCCGCGTCCGTCAGGACCATTTGAGTCGCCGCTTCCACGCAATTTTACAGACATAGACTAGGCGACATTCCCTCCACCAACGTCACCGGCGGAATTGTTCGGTGACGTCAAGCCAGGTTTTTTACCGGGCTTGCTGCTTCCACTCCAAGAGTTGTCGTCACCCTCGCCGCCCTGCTCGCACGAAATGCGAGTGGTGAGGCCCTGACCATTGAGGCTGTGCGTCGCCGACTTGATCGTGTAGGCATCGTCAGCATCGGGGTCGAAGCCGACCGCCATCAGCCCCGCGCCAGCGAACATCTCAGTGCGGCCGGGAAAACTTGCGCTGAAGACCTTGCCGCCGCGCGCGAGCGACGACTTCGTGGCGTTGGCCTGCGCCTCGGCCTCTTCCTTCGTCTTGAAGAGCTTCCGGTTACGATGGACAGCGCCCTTCTTGCCGCCGCCACCACCACCCTTGCTCTTCACCCACTCGCGTTCACCCTTCTTGACGTTGTGCCAAGCGGCTTCGACGGACTCGTATTCGCCTCGCGTGGAGCCGGTGCAATCCCATTCCGTCTGCCCGGTTTCGGTGAGGATGAAGGTCGGCGCCGCACCGCCGCCGGGAAGCTGGCCCGAGCCGGCCTTGTTGAAGATGATCTTCTCGTCCGCCAGCTTGAAGTTAGCGCCGACGCGCCCGCCCAGCCGTGTGAGGAAGTTGATGTCGGACTCGTTCGATTGGTCAATATGCCCGATCTTCACGCCGGCCAACTCGCCCGAGATGACAACGCCCAGGCCGTGTTTGCCGGCGACCTTCTTGACGATGTCGCCGACCGTTGTCTCATGATAGGACCGAGACTTCGGGGCCTTGATATCCGTCGTGAGGCCGGCGGCCTTCGCCGAAACACTCATCGTCTTCGGCCGCCCCTTCTTCGTCCACGACTCGATTAGATAGGTGCCCATGTAGTTGACGCCGGTCTCGACGAAGCCGAGCCAGACCTGCATCTTCGCACCCTTGCCAGGCGACGGGATGTACTCGCGGGCATCCAGTTCAAGCTCGCAGGAGTCGGACTTCTTGCCCTCATTGTCCTGCACAGTGATCGAAAGCAGTGCGCCACGGCCGAAGCCAAGACCGCCGCCAGCAATGACCCGACCACCACCTTCGAGCGGCAGGCCAAAAGGTGCCGGCAGCAGGTTTGCGGTGATGTCGGTTCCGTCGAGCATGATGCGGCACGCGGGTGTCACGACCAAATCCTCGTTGTCGCGTTGACTTTCTTCTTCGTCCACGCCGGAATGACGATGGTCATGCCGGGCGGGAGCTTCGTTCCGGCGGCGGCAAGTCCGGGGTTTGCGCGAAGGATTACCTCAGCCGCGTCGCGCGTATCGCCGAAGCGGTGCCATGCGATCAGATCGACCGTGTCGCCATCCATCGTCGTGTAGTTTTCCATCACGCATATGCCTTCAGGCTGATCGAGAACTCGATCTTGCGCGGCGCGCCGTCCGACATCAGGACCTCTTGAGTCTCCTTGATCGTCTCGATGACGTAGCTTCCGAGATAGCGACCGAAGCCGGTGATCAACGGGAGCGGCCTGCCCATACCGGCCTGCGCTCGCATCTGGTCGATCTGGCGCAGGCCGCCCCGGTAGTGCGGGAAGATCACGCCATCGATCGAGATCGTGTCCTCGCCGGGGCCGACATATTGCGCGGCTGGCGCCATGCCGATCCGTTCCTGCGTCGGCCAACGCCAGGACGAACTTCGTTCAAACTTCTGGTACGCGCCAGTGGAGACCGCGAACCGATAGGAGCCGAGGGCGAGAAGGACGGTGCTTTGCATGATCAATCGCTCAAGAGGCCGCGCTGTTCGGATTCAAGACGGGCGAAGACGCGGTAGACAGCATCTTCGGCTGCGCGGCCGATCGCCGCCGGATCGCCGCCTTGGACCTGCACAGTGACTTCCGCGCGCTGGGAGCGGGTGTTGGTGGTCGAACTGGAAGACGCGCCAGCGACCGCCGCAGCCCCGTTGGTGGTCAATCCGCGCAGGGTGTCGTTCGTCTCGATACGGCCGGTCTGACCGGGCACGAAGATTTCAGGACCGCGCTCGCCGACCAAGTACGGCTTGCCGAAGCGCACCGGGCCGCCCAATGCGCGCGCGCCAGCGAGCGGCGCGGGAGACTTAGGCGCATTCGGCAAAGTCTTCGGCGCGGACCACATGCCACGGATGGCACCGGCAACCTCGCCAGCCTTCGAGATGACGGTGCCGAAGAACCCAATCAGGCTTTTGATGCCGTCGATCACGGCGTTGACGCCGCTCGCTGCCGCGCCGCCGACTGCCTCGCCCCACGACTTCCATTTGGCGCCGCTTTCGTCCAGCGGACCGAGCAACCGCCCCAGCCATCCGAAGGCGGACGCGAGGCCGTCGCCGATGCTCTTGATCGCCCCGGCGGCCGGGCCAACGCCGGACATGAACCCGTCGCCGAACCCGCCAAAGAAGCTTTTGAGGCCGTTCCAGTTGTTGGCAACCCACACGCCAAGCGCCGTCAGAGCGACAACGATGGCCGTGATGACCACACCAACGGGGTTGAAGATCAAGGCGGCGCCGACCGCGCGCAGGGCCACGATGGGGAAGCGCAGAACAGCCGCACCGAACGCGGCGAGGCCCGCGCCAAGGGCGGACACGCCGGCCAGCGCGACCGTCGAGAACCGCAACATCGCCATCGCGGCAATGAGACCGCGCAGCCGCGCGCCAAAGAGCAGCGCCGCAGCGCCGGCCAGAGCGAGCCCTCGGGCGAGCCCCACAACAGCGACCGCCGCCAAACGAAGCGGCGCGAACAGAAGCGCAAGCCCTGCGGCGACACCCTTGAAGGCGAATGCGCCGAGGCGACCGATCGCGCCGAGGACAAACAGCAACGGTCCAGCCACCGCCGCAGCCGCGACCAGGCCGACGCCGAGCTTCAACGCCGCCGGGCTCGACTTGCCGAGATCGTCCATCGCCTTCGCGATCCGCTCAAGCGCATCCGTGACAACGTCGAGCACGCCGGATCGGGCGATGCTGATCCAGAGGTTGTCCCATGCGCCCTTGAACCGCATCACAGCCCCAACGATGCCCTTCAACATCGTCGCGGCACCACGCGCGGACGCGCCATCGGTCTTCGGATCGAGGATTTGGCCCAAGAGGTTCTGATACAAGTCGCCCGAGAACAGCGTCGAGAGCCGGGCTCCCTGACGAACGTCGAACAGATTAGCGAGCTTGCCGAGGCTGACGCCCTTCTCTTCGAGAGCGCGGATCATGGCGTCCGCGTCAACCTCTTCGGCCATATTGCCGAGGAAGCCTGAAATCGTGCTGGCAACTACCTTGCCGTCGCGCGCCTTCAGCTTCATGCCCTCGACAAGCATCTTCGTGACCGTCTCACGAATCTGCTTCGCCTGCGTCTGCGGGTCCATGTCCTTGACGGCATTCGTGACCTTGTCCATGAGGGACTTGTTCACATTAATGCCGTTCAAGTTGAGAACGCCCTGCAAGCCGTTGCCGTCGAACTTCTTCCATTTGTTGGTAAACTGCTCGAACGACAGCCCATTGGCTTCCAGCGCGGCGCGCGCGGCTGCGGTCGGCCTCACCATACGGATCAGCATCGAGCGCAACGCGACGCCGGCCTCGTTGCCCTTGAGGCCGTTCTGATTCATCGTCGCGATGGCAGCGGCTACCTGCTCGATCGACATGCCCGCCTTGTGCGCCAGCGGGGCGACGTACTTGAAGCCTTCCGCGAAGTCGGACACGTCGGCTCGCGAGATGTTCGCGCCCTTTGCGAGCACGTCGCCGATCCGGGTCGCAACCTGGCTCGCCTGCTCAAGCGTCTCCATCGGCTTCTGATATGCGGCGGCGACCGAAGTGATAACGTCAGCGGCTTTCGCCGGCTCAACGTCGCCGTACAGCGAGAAGTTAAGCGTCGGTCGCGACATACCAATGGCCTGGTCAACTGACCGACCGGCCTGAATGTACCGACGCTGAAGCTCGACCGCATCCTTCGCGCCGGCAAGCCCGAGCCGGGCCATCTCACGCGCGTTGTTTCCGATGCGCTTAAGCTGCTCATCGGACAGTTCGCCATACGCTTGAGTCTTGTTGAGTTCCTTCTCGAAGCCGTAAACAATCGACGCACCGCTTCGCGCGACCAATGCGCTAGGCATCGTGATCGCCAGCGCCGCGTCACGGCCCTTCTGTTGAAGTTTCTCGAAGCGCTTCGCCGTCGCATCGACGGAACGATTGAGGGCCGCGAACTGCGCAGCGCCGCGCTGGCCGATACCCGCGAGCGAAGCGCCCAAGCTATTGACTTGGGTCTTCGTCGCGGCCACGGCGGCTGCTAGGCTCGGGTTGACCTTGCCCCCGATGTTCACAAATACGGAGAAGCTGGTCGCCATCTACTTGCCCTTAGCCTGCGCCTTGTTGATGTCGGCCTGAAGCGCTGCCGCAGCTTCAAGCCACCCGAGGAAATCGTCGAAGTCCATTTCCTCGACTTCGCTGATCGAGACGCCGCCTTTGGTGAGTCGGATCAGGGTCAGTATCGCCTTGCGAAGATCGCTTAGCTCAACTGACCCCCACGAAAAGCTTCAAGCTGATCGCCCAGCGACTTGGTATCGACCTCATCGAGTTCTTCGATCACGTTCGGGGCGACATTGCAGAGGTTCGCCAGAAGCAGGATACCCTTCGCCATGTCGTCACCGCGCGACGCAGCAACGATCTTGGAGTCCTTGGTCTTCGGCCGCCGCATCGTCAGCGCCTTGTACTTCACGCCATCGACGACGACCGGGTATTCGAGGGGGACTTCGGCCGCCGCTCGCGCATCGTAGTTCTTCTTGGTGTCAGCATTCATCAGACTTCAAAGCTCCCGCTCATGAGTTGAGAGAAATAGACCGGCCCGTGCGTTGTGAGGCGCACACGGCCGATCGGGTTACATGCCCATCGCTGCGCGAATGGACGCCAACTGATCCACGCCGTTGACGACGCGAACCATGTTGTCGATGTCGATCTCGGTGACGACGGTGTCCGCGATCTGAATCTTCAGGTAGCGGACCGACATCTCGATCTCGTTGTTCGAAAGATCGCCGGCCTTCCAAGAGCCAAGCGTGCTGGTCTTGAAGCCGCCGTGCATCTCGACGATCATCGGAACGGCGGTTTCACCGTCCCGCTGAAGGGCACCACGAAGCTGCACGCGGGCGGCGTTGCCATCCATGTTGCCCCACAGACCCATGATCGCCGGGTTGTATTCGGCGAACGTGAGCTTGGCGGTCATGGTCTCGAGTCCCATGTCCAACTCGACCGAGCCGTCCATGCCGCCGCCACGATGCTCTTCCGTCTTGATGGCCTGCTCGGGGAGTTCGACTTCGGAAACGCGACCGGCGTAGCCGGTCCCGTTCACGAAGGTGTTGAAGTTGCGAAGTACGCGCGGGATCATCTGTCTTCCCCGTTATGCGAAGAGGTTGCGGATGTAGTCGGAGACGAGATGCGACCGGAAGGTCACGCGCTCGGCCGGATACGGCGGGGTGAAGTCGTAGGAGAAGGTCGCATGACCCTGGGTGATGTCGGCTTCGGTGTTGAACTCGGGATCGACCCAACAATCACCGCCGAGGATCGCGCCGCGCGTCTTCAACTGACGCAGGTAGGCGCGGACCGACGCCGTCACGTCCTCGAAGTAGTTCTTCGTGATCGAGCGATCCACGGCCCAGCGATGCGCCTTGGCGATCGAGATATCGATCATGTCGCTCGTGCGCGAGACGCACAGGAACGCGAACTTCTCGTCTGCCGAGCAGGTGCGGTTGCCCCACAGATACCAGCCGTCGTCGCGGATGAACGTGGCGATCTGATTTTCGTTGAGGATGTTCGCACGGCTGTTCTTGTCGCCATACGCATAGTCGATCGGGCGCGCGAGGCCGCCGATGCCGTAGACTTCCTTGTTGGACGGCGACTCCCAAAACCCGAGTTCGTTGTCCACGCGCGAGATCAGGCCGGCGACGCGCGGCGATGCCGGCTCCACCGCATAGGTGTTGCTCTTCACCGACCAGCCCGACACCTTCGGATCGACGACGAACACGCGGCGGGTGCCGTGGTCGTTGCGATACGCGAAGGCGGCGGCATCCGTGGTCGAGGGACCATCGGCGATGATGTGCGCCTTCAGCGCGTCGGCGATCTGCTTCATCTCCGAGACAACCGGATTGGCGGCTGCGCCAGTCTGGATCGTCACGGTTGCGCCAGCGCCGTCGCCGCCGATGGTCGCGGTCACCGGGGCGGTGATGCCGTAGCCGAGCGTCGTGAAGTCGAGCCCCGTGAACTTGCCGTTCACGATGATCGGGGTCGCCTGCGGAAGCACTGCGCCCTGCCCGCCGCCCGCGAACATCACGCTCGCCGTGGTGTAGTCCGTGGTGCCGGCGGCGGTGACGATGTGGCCGCTCACGCCGATCGGGCGCTGATGGGTGAAGCCCGGCGCGATCAGGATCATCGGCGAGACGCCGCACTCGGTTTCAGCCGCTCGGAAGACGTGAATGCCGGTGAACTCGCCGGTAATGGCATCGACACCGCCGATGATCTTCGACATCTGCTCGTTTTCGTCCTCGACCTGCTCGACACGCACGACCACGATGATGGCGCCGCCCTGATCGTAAATCGCGTCGATGGCCTGCGGCAGGGTGCCGTCGCTACCGATCATCGCCGCCGCCTGACGACGGTTGACGAGCACGGGCTTGTCGAGGGGGAATGCCACGTCGTTCGCGGCGGGTGCAGTACCGATCAATCCAATGACGGACGAGCGGACGGTCTGGATGGGCCTGGGGCCACGGTCAACGACGACAGTCTCGACGCCGTGAAGGAAATCGGTCAGGGACATTTGCTTCTCTCAATCCTCGATCTTTGGATTGAGAGAAGCTTAGTGAGCGACTAACTACGTGTCGGGACCGTTTCGGTATCTCTTGTTAGCGCAACAACGCCGACCGGAAGAGCGCGTCAAGCTCATCGTCGGGGTACTGCCAGACCGCCTGCAACGCTTGCACAATCGGGTGACCACGCTCGGCTTGCGACATCGTCGCCCAAGTGATGACCGCTTCGTCGCGATCGGCTTCAGGGAACAAGTCAAACACGGCCTGCACCGATGCGGGCACAACTCCGCTCGTCGCCGCCGCAATCGCTTCTTGTGCCGTGATGAGTCCGCGCGACTTCAGTTCGAGCAACAGTTGCCGGCGAGTGATCGGAGCGAGCGGCGCGGGAAGCGTCGGATCGAGATCAGGCGGGTCCGCAAACTCGCGCGTGCTCGGCGCGAGATGATAGCCCTCATCGGACTGCCAGGTCTCGTCCGCGCCGAAGGCGACAATCGTCGTGCCGGGAACATCGATCCGAGGCGGGATCATCTCCCACCAATCGAGTTCTGCGCCATCAGCGTCGCGCACCAAAGCGTAACCATTCTTCTGCATGTTCTATCCCCAATCGATATACATTCGGCCGTAAGCTCCGCCGGCACCAGCGCCGCCAGCGTAACTATTCGTCGAAGGATAACCGCCACCACCGCCAATGCCCGGAGGAAAGACAGCGACATGATACGGGTAGCTCGGGTTGATTTGGCCCCAATAGTAGGTCTTGATGAAGTAGCCACCCGAGCCACCCCGTCCGCCGGCCCCACCGTAGCCACCACTACCACCCATGCCACTACCACCCATGCCACCGCCGCCCGGCCCGCCGCCCCCGCCACCAGCACCGCCGGCTGCGTGATCGCCAGCGTAGGTGTTATCATCGCCGCCGACACCAGTGCCGGGATCACCACCGCCACCGTCGGCACCATTGTAGTTTCCGGAGTAGTAACCACCACCACCCGGACCACCGCCCATGCCGCCGAGGGCATAAGGACCGTCGGCGAACCGCGTGTAGCCGCCTTCAACGCCGCCACCGCCAGCGCCACCCGGCCCCAGGACGCCACCACCACCACCGCCACCACCGCCACCGCCACCAGAGCCCCAGCCCTGTACGCGGAACCAGTTGAAGAAGGCGGGCGTGTAAATGTCCCATTCCCCGGTAGTCCAGTCTGTGTTCCACGTCCCGCCCGTCACATTTGCAGTGGTGATCACCCAAGACGTCGTCGTGGTGTCGATCGAAATCGATACCGAGCGCGAGCTAGACCACGCGCCCGCCGCAGTCGCGCGGATGGCAATGCTCTCGCCGGGATTGATCATTGCGGGACCGCCCGACCAAGCCCGGCCGGCGATGCAATGCTCGCAGCCATTCGGGATCACCACCGCCTGACTATCGTAGCCGGTCGGAACGATCGTGTTGCTGTAGCAAAGCTTATTCACCGCGACGTTCGCGACATTGCTGAATGCGAACGGCAAGGGCTTCGAGTTTCCGGGGCAAATGGTTGCGAAGGGGAACATCAGTTGACCGCCACGATATGCAAGTGGCACCACGCCGCTGACTTGGTGATGAAGAGGAAGTAGCCCTTGTTGATGTTGGGAACCATCGTGGAGCCGGTCACCTTCGTAAATCCAGACAGCGTCACACCGCCGGATTGGTGGTTGAAATACTGAAGAACCATCGTGCACGCACTGACGGCCGGCGGCACCATCGTATGAGCGCCGTGGACTTTGATCGCCTGCACATTGCCAAGATGCGGATTCGGCGTGAACGTGGTTCCGGCATTCACGTCGATGACGGGAGTGTTTCCGCTGAAGCCACCCGTGAGTGACTGCCCGCCAGCAAGAAGGGCGCGAGCCGCGAGCGCGGCGGTGGTTTCGCTGGCGCGCGCGTTGATTGCAGATTGCAGCACACCCTTGTCGGCCGTAGTCCGATCCGACAGCGTGTTGACCGTGGCTTCGAGGACATCGAGCAGCGCGACGATCATGTCACGCACCCGCTTCACAGTCGGCACAACGTCCGTTGCCGAGCCCGCCGCCGCTTCTTCCTGCGTCGCGAGTTGTACCCGACCTGCTCGGCTTTCAGTGGCCGACAGGCCGCTGTTTGCCATGTCAGCCTCGATCACTGCGAGATCGTTGTCGATTGCCTGGATGGCGTTGCGGATGCGAGTGGCATCCTCACGCGCAATGTTGTCGGGGTTCGGCAGCGGGTAGCCGCGCGCGGTCATCTCGTCAGCCATGGCTTACGCTCCCGTGGTGGACTTGACCGCGACGCAGCGGATGTTGCGCACGTTCGACCGAGCGGCGGGGCCACCCGTGATCTTGATCTTCGCGCGCGTGATCGGAGAGTTGACGTGGTCGAGCATGTACTGCCGCTCTTCCCATCCGTCGCCGAGCGGCGTCGCCTTTTCCAGCGTCAGCGCATTCACAGCCGACCACACCGGCAACCCATCGCCGCCGACTGCGGTCTGGATGTTGGCGGCGAAGCTCGCGGTCGAGGGCAGATACACGTCGAGGATCAGGCGGACCTTCGAGTCGGCGCCCGCATCGAAAGCGCGGCTGACGTAGTCGCCCTCAGACTGGATCGCGCCGGCCACGACCTGGATGTAGGGGAGCATCTGCGGCGCCAACGTCGCCGAGCCGGTCAGCCGAAGGCGCACTTTCAGCGTGCCGGTGATGGCAGACGGAAGCTGGATGTTGACCGAAGGCCCGGTGATGTACTTCGCGCCGTTCGGAGCCTCGAACTCGACTTCGATAGCCGTGTTCTCGGGCCGCTCGGCAACGAGCAGCGGCATGAGGTCCGAACAGTTCACGACCGCCAGATCGCCGACTTCAATGGTGCGCGTGGTCGGCGTGAATCGCGCGCCGCGCAGCCGGAAGGTCAACGAGCGACCGGGTTTCGGAAGCCAAGTGCGGGCATCCGATCCGTCGAGGAAGGTGCCGGCCGTGAAAGCGTTGCTCGTCACCCATCCGTTGATCTGGTCGAAGCCGCCGAGATCGGCGATTGCGACAGAGTGCTCGCCATCCTCGGTCAGGACCGTGATCGAGTAGCTGCGGTCTTCGCGCAGCGTCGTGGCGCGCTCGAAGGGAGCGAAGGTCCAATCAGCTTCCGTGCGCGGTGCGACCGACAGCGGGTCGATGGCAGTGACGTTGTGCATGTCGATGATCGATTCCGCGACGACGCGCTCGGTCGGAATGCCGAGTTCGACTTCGCGAATCTGGATGCGCACCGGCTTGTTGCGGTCGCCGATCTTCGTGAACTTCACATCCACGCCGAGAACCTGGCGCGGCTCGGGCAAGCGGAAGGTCTGCGCGAGCGGGTCCGACTCGTACCAGAACGTCGTGATGAAGGAACGCTCGTTCATCACAGTCGTCGTCCAGCCGTAGGCGGTATAAAGCCCGTTGGCCTTCGACCCGCCGACGCCCTCGAAGGCGACGTGCTTCACGCCGACCGGGACGCCAGCCGGGATGTCGAACGATGATGTGAGCGTTCCGTTCGCGTCGGCGCGGATCGGGCCGGCCGGGGTCACGTCGATGTCGTCGAACTTGACCGACTTCAGAAGCTCGTTGAAGCCCCACTTGTTGACGGTGAAGGTCACGTTGCGCGTGCGGATCGTTTCCTGCGCCACCGTATTCGACGACGTGACGCGATCGACAACGGCCTGGGTCGCGCCCATGAACATATTGCCGACGTGCGTGCCGAAGAAGGCGCGCACGGTTCGCGACGTGCTGACCGAAGTCCAGATGTCCACCGTGTCGGTCCAGAGATCGACGGACGGATTCAGGGTGACATCGGTCGCGGGCGGACCGAAGACCTGATAGGGATTGATCTTCGTCTCGCCCGTGATCTGCCGCTGCTCGAAGATATTCTCTTCGGTGTAGGCAAGCGTCGTCGTACCAACCGGCAGGTTGGTGATCGTCGGGATAATCGGGAGCCACAGCTTGCCGCTGAAGATCGCGCCAGACTGAGCGATGCCCTGGTCGCGCATGTCGTCGTCGATCAACGGGTCCACGAACACGCCGCGCTTGGCGGTCACCTCCTTGCGGTCCACGTCGCGCTGAAGGCGCTCTTCGGCCACAAGCGCGTAGAGGTCGCCCACCATGTTTTCGAGGCCGCGCAGGTCGTTGAACGGCATCCGAACGGTCGCGACCTGGCGCACGTTCGGGACAAGGCCCCACTGATTCTCGATATCGGCCAGCTTGTGCAGGGTCGAAGGCACGACCACGACCTGCGGGGCGTACAGGGACGAGATGCCCTTCAGGTACGAAATCGCACCATTCTGATCGGCCACGACGGCGTCGAAGCGCGGCAGCTTCGTCCGATACTTCACGAACGCAGTCGTGTCGTCGCCGGCGCCGGTGATGTCGAAGCGGTCGCGCTGGATGTTCGTCGGGGTGACGTTGGTCAGGTAGCGATACGTGACCTGGTAGGTTGAGCCAGGCGCGATCTCGGGGCCGGCCGGGGACCAATCGATGGACGCGCCGGTCAGCTTGTAGCTGGTCGCCGCATCATAGACGGTGCCACCCTGCTTGACTTTGCGGATCGAGAGCACAGTCGGATCGGGAAGCGCGTCGGACACGCCGGTATACGAGCCGTGCGTCAGCGTCACGGTCTTTTCGGCGATGACCGTCACCTCGACGATTTCGGCGATCGGCGCGAAGCGAACGATGATCGTCTGAAGACCCGAACTGACAGCATGCGGCTCGTCATCGAGCAGCATCACTTCCGGCTCTTCGTCCACACGCAAACGATACGATGCAGGCCGCGTTCGCTTGTAGCCGTAGACGTTGATCGTGCCTTCCGAAACGGTGAAGACCTGCTTGCCGTTTTCGAGGCCAATGGCCTGCACCTTGAAGCCCTCGACGACGTAGCCGCCATGCGCTTCCCGGTCATAGCGCGCCAGAAGGTTCGCCCATGCGTCGTCCATGCCGGGGACGGGCACGGTTTCAAGCTCGCCGTCCTTGATGGTGTAGATCGGGAAGAAGTCGCCATCCTCGCCGTCGCCATCGAAACCCCAGCGCCCCTTCATGACGAGCGCCGTCGCGCCCGGCTCGCCCTGCGCACGGGTGCCAGGTGCCATGCCCTTGAGGGTCGGATCGTCTTCATAGCTCACGGTGTAGGTGCGCAGTCGGATGCCGACAACGACGGTGCCGATGGCCGACACGACGATGTCGCGGGCTTCGATGTCATGCACCGCGCCGCGAATGTAGACCTTCGCCGCCGCAAGCTTCGCGGTGACCATGGCATCGGCGATGGGACTGAGATTGATCGCGCCGCCGCTGACGAGCGAGCCGTCGCGCCAGAACGAGTCAGCGATGTTCTTCACGCGATCCGCACCGATTTCCTGCGCGACGTTCATTTCGTTCGCGGTCAGAAAGCGATCGTAGTGGAACGCGAGTCGCTGAAACCCCTTCTCGCGAATGAACGTATTCTGATAGGCGGGCAGTTGGTCGCGAGCGTCGGCCATCAAATCACCAAAACGTAAGAGAAGCCCTGCCGGGAACTCGGGGACCGAGAGATGCCGGCGAAGCGATCGAGCAAGAGCAAGTATCCCGGTTCGGCGACATCTTCGGGAGTCAAGTACAGTTGCCCTTCAGGCACCCCTTCGGCGCGAACGCTATCGACGAAAATGCCAACTTCACGGATCGTTTCGTCTGCGGCTTCGAGGAAATCGAACTGCGCTGCGACGTAGAGATAGCGGGTCGCCACCGCGGAGACCGTCCACCTCTCGCCGCCCGGCGTGTAGATGTTGCCGCTCGGATCAGGAACGACAAACTCCACGCTCGTTGCAACGCGGCGGCCAACTTCATTCACCAAAGCGGTCTCTCCCGAGCCGAGCGCCGTGGTGCCATAGACGGCCTGCGCCTGCACGGTCGCGCCGGGCGCAATACCACCGCCGTTGACGCGCGAAACGATGCCCGAGTTGGGGTCGAAGACGTAGTCCGCAGGAGTCTCATAGACCTGCGAACTATTCGGATCGACAAGGGAAAGCGACTCGACGGGCGCATGATCGAGCGTGAAGCGTTCCGGCGAGCCAGAGAACGTCTTGTTCTTTACGTCCGTCTGGCCCCACCACGCAGCGCCACGTCCCCACGCGAAGTACATCGCGCGGGCCTTGAGTGCAGCCGCCAAACCGGCGCGTCCGCTATTGACCAGAAGTGCCATCGGGGCCTCCATAGATGGTGAAAGGTTCAAAGTTTGACCAAGCCAGCGCCGGCCATCGTCCGTTCGGCCACGGCATCAGAACGTCGTCGGCAAGGTCGATGGTTTCGCCCGACAACGCGGCTTGAATCGCGACTACTGACGGCTCAAGCACTTCGCCATCGAGCGGCGAGCGATCGAGGACGAAGCCTTCCTCGAAGCGGGCGGTTCCAGAGATCATGCCGAAGCCGCCGCCGGAAACGTGCACGCCGAAGCTGATCTCTTCGCCATGCTGCCTGCCGAACGAGAGCTTCGGCTTGATGCCGTCGAGGTAAACGCCCGACCAGTCATCGAGCAGAGCGCCGTCGAGGCGCATCATGTCGAGCCGCATCGGTCGGATGTCGTAGCCGCCGTAGACGCGCCCCAGGACGCTTGACGCGCGCTTGGAGAGGTTTGCGAGGCCGATCAGGTTGATCAGTTGCTCGAACGTCGGCTCGCCATCCAGACCGATTTGGAACAGGCCCCAGCGTTCATCGCCATGATCGCCGCGCTCGTAGACGCCATTGAGGGCCAGCCAATCGAAGATGATCTGATAGGCTTCCACGCGGCCACGGACGGTCTGCCAGTGCTTTCCCTCGCGATAGAGGCGCTGATGGTCGGCCATGAACGCAGCCGCGTCCTCAAGGCCCCAATGGCGCAGCAACCACGGCAGGATGTCTTCCGGGATCACGTCGAGATAGCGGACATCGACAATCGACTGAGCATGAGCGCGGTGACGCGCGCGCGAGTCCACCGTCTGCACGGCAGCGCGTTCAACCGGCGATGCCGAGCGCGGGACGATGTCGATAAGGTCGGTCATCAGTAGGCCCGACCCTTGCGATTGATCTTGATCGACCCAAGCGCCACAGCCTCGTTCGCATCGACGTTCACATGATCATCAGCGGCCGGCGAGAGCATTCTGATCCGCCGGACGCCGGTAGTGCGCAGCGCAGCGATGATAAAGTCGCCCGTGAAATCCCACCCAAGGCGTCGCGCGGCTGCGAACTCGGCCTTCAGGCGGTCTTCGGCCTTCTGGTATTCGTCGTCGGACGCCTCGGGCAGAAGCCACACGTCGGCTTCGACGTTGATGACGCGGATCACCGCGCGCACGACAGCGACGTGATCGTTGTCGCCAAGGACATTCGGCCGATTGAGCGCCGCCGAAACGACTGCGATAAGATCGTCGCTGGCGACGCCGCCCTCTTCCGTCGAGAGGATCGAGACCTTGACGCCGCCTTTGCCGTCGCCGGCAACGCCAACGTCCGCCACGCGCGGGTCAGCATCGAAGGCGAAGCGCTTGTACCAATTCTCGGTGAAGCCGCCCTGCCCCTTTTTGGTCTCGCGGAGGCGACGACGGAAATCGTCCATCGATTCGTCGGGAAACGGCGACAAATTCCAGTCGGTGCCCTGCGCGAGAAGGTCAGCGCCTTGGCCGAAGTCGAGCAGCGTCGCGCGGAACGTATCGTTGAGCGACGTGACGTAGAGAAGGTCGCCGTAGGCGGCATGCCGGCACATATTGTTGATGGGATCGGAGCGAAGCATCCACGTATCCCAATCGATCCCGGCCGTTGTGAGCAATCCACGCATCTGCGTCAGGCGCTCATCAAAGAGCGACTGGAATGCGGGCTCGCGCTCGATAACCGGCAGCGAAAAATTGGGCAGCGGCGCGTCCATTAGACATAGCTCCCGGTCACGATATTGTTCGCCACAACGATGCGGTTCTGTGCATCGCGGGCTTCGGAGTAATCGCCGAGATGGCCGCGCGGGTAGTAGATGCCATCGATGTCGAACTCCGCATGGCCGGTGTCGGTCATACCGGCGAGCTTCATCTGCACGACGCGAAAGCGCGGCTCTTCAGCCATCAGCGACTCGGGACTGATCCGATTGATCGCCTCGGGAACGGCCGCATAGAACTCAATGAGCGTGACCTGCGAGACGGCGCGGTCAACAAGGCGCGGCATCAGCGACCCGAAGTCCCGCGCCATAACGAGTGACGCGAGCGCGGTTGACAGGATGACGGCAAGCGACTGCCAGACATCGTCGATGCCTTCGAGAAGCTTGCCGGTGTTGCGGTCAATGGTCGCCATACCACGTACCGTGCCGCGAAGTGGGGGTCGGAACGAGCCCGTTTGGCCCTCCCCACTTACGTCTTGGCGAAAGTCTTCTTCGCCGGGCCAGCCTCGGTGTTGACCTTGATGTCGATCCGCTCGTTCACGTCGTCGAGCCCGAGGAAAGTCCTGCCGTCGCCGGCCGTTTTGAACTCGGTATTGACCGTGTGATGCGACTTGTCGGTCTTGGACTCGAACTTCTCACTGGCATCGACAAAGACATGCTTCGCCTTCAGCGTGATCTTCCCGTCCTTCATGATGATCTCGCAGCCACCGGCCTTGATCGTTACCGACCCGTCCTTGGTGCCGTCGATGTTCCAGGTGTGGCTCTCCCTGTCGTAGGCGATTTCGCCCTTGTCCTTGAACACCTTTTTCCAAACGCCAGCCTTGTCGGTCGTTTCCTTCTCTTCTTCCTCTTCGGTGTACTGCCCCGCCGGCATGACGTAGGCGGTCGCAAGCTCGCCGCCTTCACACAGCAGCGCGACCTTCTCACCCACTTCGAGGTAGTGGGTCTCACGGTCGCCCTTGGCGCGCGCGCCGGTCGCGGGGAGCCAGTCGGTCAGGATGTAGTTGTCCTCATCCTTCTCGTCACCGATCTCGACGCGGTAGGCCGGCGGCTTGCGCTTGTAGTCCACCTTCTTGATGCGGCCGAACTTGACAACGTCCTGTGCGCGACGATCGATGTCCGTCGCTTCAGGATCGCTCACGCCGCCAGTGCTCGCCGGGTCGCGCAGGAACTTCATGTCAGCGCCCCGCCAGGAAGTCGGCCATGGCCGCGTCGGGGTCGTTCGCAGTCGCGCGGGGGCGCCATGCGGTCCAATACCTCACCTTCCAAACGAGGCCGATGGCCCCGATCGGGCGTTTGACCTGCTCAGTCACAACGTCGATGTCGGCCTCGATCAGACGAATGACCGCCGACTCAAGGCCGGGGATCATGAAGTCCTGGATCGCTGTCTCCATCTCTTGCGCAAAGTCGTCGAGATCGTCGTCAACCGTGAGTGAGTTGGCGACCATCATCCCTTCGGTGACAAGGATCAGTTCGCGCTCGACAAGGCTGTTGTCCCCATCGGGGCCGTAGTCGCTATCCTTGTCGGTCTTGTCCATGCGCGCGTAGACGAGAATAGCCGGGCCATCCTCCTTCAGTTCCTCTTCCGTCACCGGCTGAAGACGGCTGGCATAGACGCGCCCCTGCGCTCGCGTGTGGAACTCGCCGCCGGCCGAGGGTGTCGCAAGCAAGTCTCTGAATGCGGTGCGGATCAGCCTGCGGGGATGTGCCATCTCAGTCGTTCGCCATGAGCAAGAGCACGGTCATGCCGGTGCCATCGGGGCGCTTGTCCTCGATCCGGTAGACCTGATCATTGATGGTCAGGGTCTCATTCTGGCGACCGCCCTTGTAGAGATCGGACGTGCGGCAGAGAAATGTCGGGCCAGATGACGTGATGCTCGCGCCCATCTGTTGCTGATACTGCGTGCCGGTCCACCGATTCGGATTCCAGTTGCTGCCCTCGTCATCGAAGTGACCGGGGATCGGCTTCGGCACGGCACCTGGAACGCGCGAGAGGTACTGAGCCTCAACACCGAACTCGTCGGTGTTGAGGAAGATCAGCAGATCGTCGTCGGTCTCGACGGGCATTACAGCCCGCTTTCGGCCAGCGCCAGGGCGGCGTCGATATCGGCATCGCTGATGTCGAAACCAACGATCTCTTCGACGGGCTTCTGCTTCGGCTTGCCGACCCGCTTGCCGGACTTGAAGTAGTCCCTGTCGGGATCGAGCAGATCGAAGGCCGCCTTGATGTCAGCGATGCGATCACCCACGCCACCCTTCTGTTCGTCGGCGGGAGGAACGACGACAGAGGGCGGCGTGGGGGGCGAATCCGTCACAGACAGATCGCCAAGCGGGCAGAACGTCGTCATTCGCGCTTCGGCGTCGGCGGCGATATCCGCCAACGCCAAAGCCTGATCCGGCGCGAGGACGACGCGCGAGGGGCCGAGGCCCTTCGCTTCGTCTTCGCTCAGATCGTGCAGCGAGCCGGGCGGATGATACCGCCCGTCACGCTTGATCGTTACGAGGCCACGATAGACGGGCATCACTTCACCTTCGCTCCGAGGGTTCCGTTCGCGCGGTACGGCGCGATCAGCGGGGCCGACTGACCGAGCATGTAGCGCACGCTCGGGTCTTCCTCTTCCCAGGACTTCACGAAGAAGTCGCGGGGCTGGAGGCCGGCCTTCAGGTCGAGGATCGCGCCGAAATGACGGACGCCCTCGATCTCGCGCGACGCCATGACGATCTCGCCCGCCGGCAGCACGTCGGTTTCTTCGCCGGTCAGCGGGTCGGTGTACTTGTCGGCGTGAACCCACAGACGGTAATCGCCGAACACCGCGACCAGCCGGATACCGGGCGTGATGATGATCGGACCGAGTTCCGCGCGCCCGGCAGTCAGAGCGTTCGCGGTGCGATCGATCTGAAGACGCATCGATCGGGCGATAGCATCGGTGTCAGGACCGGCCATCTTGTCGCGGATCGTCTGCCACACGTCGCTCGCCATGAACACGTCGCGGCAGACGAGGCTCGAATGGTCGAAGATTGCCTGACCCCAATCCTCGATGTCATCGAGCGGATTCACCGCGTCGTCCGACCACCGATCGTCGCCGGTCAGAACAATCGACAGGTCGGGATGCCGGCCGAAGTCCACTTCCTGACGCTGATAGTCGTCGCTTTCGAGGATTGCCTTGCCGGTGCGCAGAACCTCAGCCGACATCACTTCGAGGCGGCGCGTCCACATCACCAACTGCTCGTTGATGCTGAAGGCGATCGAGGCCGCGAGGCGCTGTTCCGGCGTCAGGGAGCCGCCGATCTTCTCGCCAGCGCGGCGCTTGAACTGACCTGCCGGTTTGAAGACGCGCTTGTCCTTGAGGTAGGCCGGCGCGAGCGACTTGGTCTCGTAGCCGGCTTCGCGGACCACCTTGCCGGCCACGATGGGGCTGACGAACGGGGTGATCAGGCGACGGCCCTTGACCTTGTCGAACTTCACGTCCTCGGTGGTCGAGGTCTCGACGGTGGTGAAGAACGTGTTGAGGAAGAACGCCGGGTTGAGCGGCAATTCCTCGACGACACGATTCAGTGCGGTGGTGCTAAAGAGGTCCATGTTGGGCTTTCCGTTTTGCTTCCGTGACGATCTCGGTTAGCCCATCGGCTTTACGAGCCAGATCGCCTTGTCGCGGCAGGCCGCGTCGATTGATCCGAGGGTGTGGCCGGCGC